TCTAAGCGCTCTAGCGATTGTGACATGAAGTCAATGTAACCCTTAAGGTCATCAATTCTTTGTTTGTTAGACATTCATAGCCGCCTTCCTAGCCGCAACAGCATCTTTAATATCAACAAACGTACCTAAGTTCGTTTTCTTTCCATTAATATTTGCAGATGCGCGCCACTTTCCATGTGACTTAATAAAGCTCACTCCTGCAAACCCAGACGTATTTGCTTTGCTTAAACCTTTATTTAAAGATTGCTCTTTGGCAGTTGCTTCGCGCAAATTTACAATTCTGTTATCACAGCCGTTTCGGTTTATGTGATCTATTGAGTTAGGCCATACTGGATAATAGCCGTGGTGCAAAAAGAACCCTACGCGGTGTGCGAATAAATTTTTACTGACACCTTTATAGCTAACAGACCCAACAAGGTAATCGCACGTACTTTTGTGATTGCTCACACGGCAGTTAAAACTTAATCGACCACTATGTTGAGTATTATATCTCAAAGCTGAACCAGCAGCACTTACAAATGAACTGCCTGCGCCAGTGTCAAAGAAATCCTCACTCAGCCGATCACACGCATATATCAAACCGCTGTCTGGATCGTAGCGGAACAGCCTACGCATTAAATCTAAATCTTCCCAAAATTTTTCCATGTTGCATTCCTCCTTTGCAAAGTTTGCGAAAAACTATTTGTGGCTTTATCGCAAACAACACACATAGCCTAATCCAACAAAAATCCTAATACAACCCCCTTGACGTACAATTTTTGTCCTATATGCTCAAATAAACCAAAAGGAGATAGAAATGAAAAATCGCAAAGAGTCCCGAGTAGTGTTGACCGACGACCAACACGACGTTTTGACAGCCGCCGCAAAGCGAGCTGGTATGCCGCTCGCAACGTATCTGCGCTACTGCGCGATGCAAATTGCATTTCAGCAGCGTGTGACTGCAGAACATACTGTAAAGGCTTGATGATGCTGATTTATGGCATTGACCCAGGCTATACAGGAGCGATTACGCTCTACTGGCCGATCACGGGTGACATTGAAGTGCATGACATGCCGACAATGAAAAACCCAAAGGGCAAAACGATCCTAAACATGCACAGCATTTTAGATATTTTAGAGCCAGAGGGCGATGGGCCACGTGTGGCTTACATAGAGCAAGTTGCCGCCATGAAGGGCCAAGGCGTGTCGTCCATGTTCCGCTTTGGCGAGCAGTTTGGAGCGCTGCAAATGGCTCTGGCTGCAACAAAGACGCCGATGCACATGGTCACGCCGTCTACTTGGAAGCGGCATTTTGGTCTGAGCAGAGATAAGGGTGTTGCGCGCAGCCTTGCGATGAACAGGTTTCCAGCCGAGGCTAGTCGGTTTGGTCGTGTAAAGGATGATGGACGCGCAGAAGCCACGCTAATTGCGTTATATGGAAAGGAAGTAAGTAAATGAAAACTTACAACTACCGAGATGCATTTAATAAACATTTAGTGCATGATGAAAATCTTTTAGATTTTGAAACCATTATTGATGCGACAGACATTCGCTCTGATCTTTATTTTGCTAACTACGAAAAATCACCTTGGCATGTGCAAGCAGTCATAAACGGTTTCGAGGTAAATTTTTGGCCGCACACAATGAAAGCGTATGCACAAGGCTTCGGAACTAAAGCAGATCTGCACGCGATAATTGATATGGTACACAGCATTAAAGATGAAGAAGATTTTGAGGTGTTGGAATGAACGGTTTTGAAAAACACGGCATCAAGCACCTATCTGCAAGCAGCATCAACCTCTGGTCGAACGCACCGGACGTGTGGGTAATGAGCTATCTGTTTAAACAACGTACACCTATGGGGGCAGCCGCTTGGAGGGGCATATGTTCGGAAACTGCAGTAGCTTCAGCCCTAACAGGCGCACAGAGCCTCAGAGACGCCACTAAGAGTGCATTAGAGAAGTTCGACAAGCGCTTCATTATTGCAGACGAGAGAACCACCAAGGAGCGAGACGTGATCGCTCCGATGGTCGAGAATGCTGTAGAGGCTCTGAAGGGTTACGGCAAGCCAGAGTTTCCAGAAGAGGGCGGTCAAAACAAGATCAGCATTACGGCGAAAGGCGAGGGCTGGGAGATCCCTGTCATTGGCTACCTTGACCTTGTGTTCCCTGACCGTGGTTTGGTGATCGATCTCAAAACGACGAACAGAATGACGAAGGTGATGTCAGCAGAGCATCAGTTGCAGCGCTGCATCTATCAGAAAGCGATGGGCAACTACGGCGTCAAGTTCCTGTACGTCAGCAAGGCTAAAACTGCGCTGTTAGAAGACGGCGACGTAAACGAAACTCTGGCGAAAGCCAAAACAAAAATTGCACGGCTAGAGAAATTCCTCTCTGTCTGCGATGCGGAAACAGCAAGGGCTATTGTTCCAGTAAACCCAAACACGTTCTATTGGTCAGGCTCCGAGGCTCTCCGCGCTGAAATGTACGGCATGTAGCTGTGCAAACGCCCAATATCGGGCATAACACGTCAACTAGAAAGGCGACAACAATGTTTCAATTAGATTTAGGTTCAAGTGGTGGATCAGGCCCGTTTCTGGCATGGTCAGCAATAGGCACACGCGACGGAAGCGTTCCGGCACGATCATTTTATATCCGCGATGGCGGTGAGAAAGTGCCGTATGATGCTTCGTCAGGTTTCATTATGGATATAGATGCGCTTAAAACGGGGTGGCAACATTCTGAGGGCGCAGTAGGTGTTGCACCGTCATGGAACTGGAACCCGTCAGTCAACCAAATGATGCAAAAACCAGGAGACGACTGGAAGAAAGGCTTCTCAATAAATTGTGCAACAGGTGGCGGCAACACGGCCACTTGGGAGCAGGCAGGGGCAGCAGCGTGGCAGTCGTTAGAGGCGCTTGCACCTCTGCTCGGTCAACGTCCAGACTCAAAAAGCTTGCCCAAGGTAAAGCTGGCAGAAGCAAAGTTTGTGCAGTTCCAAAAAGGCTCGACAGTCGTGCCGATCCTAGAAATTGTGGAATGGGTTGAACGTCCTGACTGCCTCAAAGATGGCGTCGAGGCTGGTATAGCAATGGAGCCAGCAGCTCCAGCAGCAGCGCCAGCTCCGGCAGCGCCACCTTCTTCAGCGCAAGTTAAAGACGCGGAGTTTTAATAAATTTACTTGCTAATGTGGGCGGCGGGAGACTGCCGCTCATTGACATGCGGCTGCATATAGCCGCATATAGTAACGACATAATGACGGGGGATTACACATGCTACTATCGGACATTGAGGTGGCGCAACTGTTGTCGGTATCACGCACAACGGTGTGGAGATGGCTGAAGGACATTGAGGGCTTTCCAGAACCGCTAAAGATCGGCGGAGCAACACGCTGGCGTCGGGCTGATGTGGCTCAATTTGTTTCTAATCTTGCGACGATTGACCGGCAAGATGATGTGGAAGATTACATCAAGCGGGTGGCGGAATGATGGCAGCATTAGAAGCACAGCCGACAGAAATAAAACAATTCATAGAGACAATCACTGAAGGCTGGGATGATCTGGACGGCAACCCAATGATTGAGCTGCGTGCATTGCAGGAGCATGGCGCGCCAAATGTGGCGAGGTTCGCACTGGATTGGCTAGACGACGCAGTACAACACGCAGAGGCAATGAATAGCGCTGGGCGCAACGTTTATATGTGCATAAATCCTGTTGATGCAGAGAATATAGACGCAGGAAAGGGCGCGAAAGACGACGATATCATGGCCGCGTTTTTCAATTTTGCAGACGCAGACACAGATGGAGCAATGCAGAATATACTGTCGTTTGCTGGGCCAAAGTTCACGATGTCGGTAAAGACAGGCACGCAGCCGTTTGTGCGCGGTCACTGCTACTGGAGGCTGGAAGAGCCAGTTCGCAACCTACAGGCGTGGCGTGAGGTGCAGCAGTCGATCGCACAGAGCCTTCAGACAGATGAGGTGGTTATAAATCCTAGCAGGATCATGCGTGTGGCCGGCACAGTGTCGTGGCCGAGCGAGAAGAAGCGCCAGAAGGGCTACACAGACGAAATCGTGACAATGCGCACGGAGTTCTCAACAGACAGAGACCCAGTGCCGTTCGAGCGCATGATGCGTGCATTCCCAAAAGCTGAGAAAGAAGCGGAGGTGGCGTTCAGCATTGATCTGGGCAAGCAAGCTATGGACAGGGAAATGGCGCAGCAGGCGATTATGTCAGGCGACGATTGGCACCATAACGTTGTGCGCCTCGTCGCCTCATATGTTGCAAAAGGTTTAGGCGATGCAGAGATCCACGCCATAACAGATAAATTTACGCAGCCGCCGTTTGACATAGACGATACACGCAGAGAAGTGCAGCAGGCGATTGATGGGGCGAGGGCCAAAGGGTGGACGCCTGAGCCGCAAATAACGCCGCAACAGGCGATACAAAACATCAGCTTTGAGCCGGACACGCTGGTAGAGCCAACGCCCGATAAAAAGAAAAATATATTTTGGGCAGCAGAGGCGCAGCCAGTGCTATCGTCAAGCTATTTAGTTAAAGGGTGGCTCGGTGCGGAGCAAATGAGCGTAATTTATGGCCCTTCAAACGTGGGGAAGTCGTTTTTCGCGTTAGATATAGCTTTCCACATTGCAGCGGGAATGCCGTGGCAGGGTTGCAGGGTTAGGCAGGGGCCAGTGCTATACCTCGCGACAGAAGGCGGCAACGCGTTCAGAAACCGAGTTTATGCGCTGATGCAAGCGCACAAGATGGACAAAGTTCCTTTAGCAGTGCGCGCAGCGCCGGTTGATTTATTAAGGCCAGAGGCAGATGTAAAGCTAATCGCGGAGCTATGCCAAGAAATAGAGCAAGAGCATGGCAAAATGGCGGCTATATTTGTAGATACGCTGTCAAGAGCGATGGCGGGTGGCAACGAAAACGGGCCAGAGGATATGACGGCCTTTATTAACAATGTTGATGCGTTGCGGGATTTTGCAAAGTCTCATGCCTCAATCGTCCATCATTCGGGCAAGGATACAGCGCAAGGCGCTCGGGGCCACAGCAGTCTCAGAGCCGCGACAGATACAGAGATTGAGCTGGAAAACAGCGAAGGCCTACGCACTGCAACAGCGACGAAGCAGAGAGACGTGGAGCCAAGGCCTCCGATTGTATTCCAGTTAAAAGTGCATGAGTTAGGCAGCGACGCAGACGGCGACCCTGTAACGACCTGTACAATCGAGGCAGCCGACGCATTGGATGTTCAAGACGCAAAGAAAAAGAAACCAAAGGGCAGGAACCAGGTTGCGCTAATACAAGCGTTCAATCAGATGCGCCAAGACGCTATTGGAAGTCCAAACTCAGGCGGTACAGGATGGCCCGAGGCGGGGATGTATTGGGCGATTGATGTTCAAGACTTCACAAGCTTTGCGAAGGGGAAACTAGGAGGGACGAACCCAAGGGCGGCGTTCCAAAAGGCTTTGGACGGCCTATTAGCGAGCGGATATATGTCGCAAAATGATGGATATTGCTGGATCTCAGCCAAGGAAGGCAGAATTTAATGAAAATGCTATGTGCATGAAAACAAAGGATAAGTGTGTAGAAAAAACTTTTTCTACAAGGGTGTTTTTGGAGCGTTAAAACTAGGGTGTTTGTAGAAATGTGTAGAAAAGACGAAGTTATTTGTTTTCAATGCTTTAAGTGTTGTGTTTTCTACAATTTCTACACTTTTCTACACTTTTTCTACAGAAGGCTAGAAGTGTAGAAAATGTAGAAAATCCCTTTAGGGTTTCTACATTTCTACAGCCGCGAAATATTAAAAGGTAAGATTGGAGGAAGATTATGGATATCGGCGGTGTGAATAAGAAGAAGCCAAGGAAGCCAAGGAAGGCGCAGCAGTCGCGGCGGCCAGTTCGTCAGAAGAAAAGTGATCGGCTGCTGCATGGGGATAAACAGCCAGACCAGATTATGTCGGACTTCGCCTTGGCTCCATTAGACCGGCTGGCTTTGGGTATGGATCGGAAGTGGGGTATTGATATGCTGCCAGAGTTGGTCAGTCCTGAGACTGCGGTGAAATATGGTTCGGCGATGTCGAAGCTCAATGCGGCTATCAGAGAGAATGATCCGGCCATGGTGCGCGAGCGTGCAGAAATTTGTATGCGTGGCTTAGTCGCGATGGACAAGGAGGCGCAGGCGTTAGGCGCTCAGAGAGCGTCAACTGATGTTTGGGAGGTTGATATCGACGGAGAGGCTTACGGCATTATGAGAGATGGGAGGTCGTGGCAGACGGTGAAAGAACAGCGCCCAGATTTAGAGCTGGTCACGTTGCGAGAAGTCGGAATTGCTTTGCAATACTGGCATCAGAATAGAATGGTAAGATCGGTCAAAGAAACCTTTCCAGATGCAGATTTTATCACTACAAATAAAAGCCTTGATGATGAAATACCGTTCTAGGAGGAAATGATATGAACGAGAGAAGCAAAGTCCTGGAAGAAGCTATCAACCTGACGAATGGGGATAGGGCGCGGGATTACGGAGAGCCAAGCAAGAATTTTCAGACGATTGCTGATATGTGGTCGGCTTATTTAGGTTATGGCGTCTCCGCGCGAGATGTATGCAATATGATGGCGTTGCTCAAGATAGCTAGGTTAAAGAATGGGCAGCATCGCGATAGCAGTTTGGACGGCGCGGCGTATTTAGCGCTTGGTTTCGAGGTCGGAGAGTGCTAACCTGTCATTGCATGTGACAATCTCCCAGTTACGATGCTCCTCCTCAACTGGCCTGCGCAATATGCGTGGGCCTTTTTTATGGTGATTTGGAATGGATGACGATCAAGAGGCAAGCAGATTGGCTTCGGAGGTGTACGATTTTTGCTGCTGGCTTATCGAGGACGGGGCTGATTCAAGCTCTTTGATTATTGCAATGACTGCTGCGCTTGTTCACATAACAAATGAACATAACGAGGTCGAGGAGCAGACTACAGCTCTACTGAGCAAGATAACGTTCGGCGGTGGGGGTACGTTGCACTAAAGCAAAGAAGGCGCTGTATGGGTCGTTACAGCGCCTCTCAGGGTGGTTTAGGTTTTAATTTGCAGAATTATCTGCTATGGCCTTTCAATAATTTGTGAATCAATTTTGCTTCTTTTGTTTTTATTGGTTTTTTGGAAGACTTAATGGCTTTTTCAACTGCTTTTTCGTTATATTTACTCATTGCTTTTTCTCCTTTTTCATTAACTCCAATTTGTAGTCAGTAAAAAACGCATCTTTATCTGATTTAAGAACATAATCTCCCCAATAAATAGGCTGCCCGTCGTGCATCTTAGGCGCAAAATCAAAAATGTCTCCCACCTTATGTTTTAAATTTTGAAGTTTTGCTGCTTCTTCCATTGAGCAAGTAAACCCGTCTGAAAGACTGTCCAATATTTGTTTCGCGGCATTGTGAAAATCTAAGATTGTTACAAGCTCTTCTCTAGTGATTTGTGTTTTGTTCTTAAGTTTCATTGTATTACTCCTAACATGATTGGGCCAAAGATTGCGGCTGAGATTGCAGCGCCCATAAGAGCGCCGATTGTGATATTTTTTATATGATAGATCATTAGTTTTGATCTTCCACTTTGTTTGCTTCGTACACAGCCTTGGCGAAACCTCTTGGTGTTGCGCTGCGTATGTCTTTGGTTCGCTGTGACTTACCACCAAGCTTTTTGTGCTGTGTAGAGTATCCCTTTGGTACATCAACAGCCACCTTAGTTGGCATCTTGAAGCCACCGCCTGTCCATAGGCATGTCTTTTTTGGGTAGGCATCAAAGGGTGCGATGTACTCAGGCCAACGTGGATGCTTTGCTTCATCGTAATTTATGTAACCACCGTATTGGTATGGGTGGAAATTATAGTCAGGCTTACGCCATTTGGTAGCCAGCACACTGACAGGGTTTTCTATGAAGTATGGCACTTCTAAGTCATCAAAGAACTCTCCGCACCACTTGGCGTATTCAACGGCCTTGGTTTGAAAGTCAGGATCTTGTTCTGCCTTGCGCTTAAAATGTGCGGCTCCACTGACTGCCATATCTGTACATACAGGGAAGGCCATACCAAAAACTACAGAGCCATCGTTGAAGCTATCACAAAGCTTTTCTAAGGTTCGTCTATCGTGCAAATCTGCGTAGCAATAATTTATGTTATCCTCAATGCGTCCTTCCACTGGATGCTGGATGTCAAAGGCGAGGCATTTATATCCTGCTTCTGCCCACGGTTTCAAAGCCTCGCCTGTAAAGTCGTAAAGACTTATTACTATACCTTTATTGCTCATTGCACTAACTCCTTTTCGTATTGCTTTTCGTACTCCAAGGCGCATTCAGCGGCGGCCTTGCAAAGCATTACCTCTTTACTACTCATTGTTGACGCAATTTGTTCTGCGTACTGCAAGCACTCTTTTGATTGTGCTTCTGTGGCTGCGGTAACTGCAAGCGTAAGAGCTAATGTCAAAGCTTCAGTGGTTGTTTTTGGCTCTGGGTAGGTCATTATGCTGCCTCCTCTTCCGGTTCCCAGCAATTGTCCTTGCCAAAAATATAGGCGCCCTTGAACATTTCAAACTCGTCCACGTATGACGCAGAAATATCAAACCCCAACTCAGTCAAACGATCCCATACAGGAACGGGCGGAGACCACGCAGTCCAGCATTTGAAAGCAAACTTGCCCTTCGTCTCATCGTCCGACATTTTAAACGGCTCAGTGATCTCAACCTCGCACACATCCCATTTGGTGCCCCAGTTTAAAATGCGCCAGTCCATAGGGCCGTCTGGGTATTGGTCAATATTAGAGAACGATGCCAACGGTTGCGGCACAACAGCGTCACAGAACCTTGGGTACGCAAGGTCAACGTTGAAAAATAATTCGTGCGACATGGCCCGTGGGCCGTGAACATTCACCTCTTGATAGCAATGATTAGGCATTAGCTTTCCTCCAGAATTGCTGCGGCGAATGCATAAGCGGGTGTTGACTCAACAAATACCATGCCTTCGGCAGTGTGGCCGCCGATATAATCGCCTTGCCAATTAAGTTTGTCTGTGAGCGCTTTAGCTGCGGCGATATGGTTGCCTTCGCTGTCTAGCGCGTGGTCATAGCCTAAAGTCACACTTGTGTAGTTTCCGGTGTGTGTTGCTTTTACGCGCGAACCTCTGCGGTTCGTTGGTCCAAGATATTTTGTCGTTATGGTTTGCATTGTCGTCTCCTCATTCGCTTTGTTATAGTATGTTGATAGGATGTTTAGTGTATAAGGTCAACAACTAATTTGCACAAATGTCAATTAATACGACAAAGCACATACACGGCGAAGCACACGCACGTGCGCGCGTGTCACAGAAGTGCCTAAAAATCAAGATTGCGAATGCTGCACTGCCGCGAAACCACGGTTTCTAGGCGTCATATCTGCTAAGTCATTGATAACGTTGACATCTACATTTAACATAATGACTATTACGCGCCTTTGGCCTTAAATCTGCCGTGAAATCGCGTCAGACCCCCCCCGCCGGCGGCTTTGGCGGTGGGTGTATGTGTGCAGCAAAACGCACACACGGCTGACCCCCCCCCGTACCCCCTTGCTTAAAAACCATCCCTGCCATAAAATTTCCCAAAATATAGGAGGCGGCTTCATGGCTGGCAAAGCACTTCGCAAACGCATACTGTCGGAGGTAGCCGACAACGGCGGCGCAGATTGGCTGTATGACCAAATCGCGTCTGGCGTCACCGTAGCTGAAATGGCTCGGCAGTATGGCTGCACCCGCAGCTACGTCAGCCGCGCGCTAAACAGCATCCCAGAATACAAGGTCGCTTTAAGTGGGGCGCGTGAGGAAGCTGCCGACGCTTTAGTGGAGCAGGGGCTAGAGATGGTCGATCAACTCGGCTCCACAAGCACCAGCAACGAGATCGCCGCCACTCGCGAGAAGGTCAACTTCCGTAAGTTTATGGCTGGTAGTATGAACCAGAATAAGTATGGCACACGGCCACAGAACAACGTCACGCTGTCAATCGGTGACATGCACCTGGACGCCTTGCGTAAAGTGAACAGCCAAATGGCAGCCATTGATGCCGAGGATCGCGAACGTGAAGCCGCCACCATTGACGCGACTTATGAGGAAATGCCCAATGAGTGAAGTCAACCCCTTTGACGACTTTGTTAAAGAGTACCGTGACGACCCCGTGAAGTTCGTCGTCGAGGTTCTGGGCGCAGATCCCCTGACGTACCAGAGGGAGTTTTTGCAAGCATTGGCAGACGGCGAGCGCAAGATGTCGATTAGATCGGGCCACGGCACTGGCAAGTCCACGTCGGCTAGTTGGGCTATGCTGTGGTATGTTTTGCTGCGCTTTCCTAATAAGGTTGTCGTCACAGCGCCGACAAGTGGACAGCTTTTTGACGCCTTGTTTGCTGAACTGAAGCGGTGGATCGGGGAGTTGCCGCCACAACTACAGCCCATGCTGACAGTTAAGTCTGATCGGGTTGAGTTAGCTGCCGCCCCTTCCGAGGCGTTTATTTCGGCCAGAACGTCACGGGCTGAGACGCCAGAGGCATTGGCGGGTGTACACAGTGATAACGTCCTCCTTGTGGTGGATGAGGCGTCTGGTGTGCCTGAGAAGGTGTTTGAGGCTGCTGCTGGCAGCATGTCAGGCCACAGCGCCACGACAATTTTGTTGTCAAACCCGACACGATCTAGCGGCACGTTCTTTGAGAGCCAGACGCGGCTGTCGGGGAGCTGGTGGACGCGGCGTTGGTCGTGTGTGGAAAGTCCACTGGTTTCGGATGAGTTTGTTGATGAGATGCGGCTGCGATACGGCGAGGACAGCAATGCGTTTCGCATTCGTGTGCTTGGCGAGTTTCCATTGTCGGATGATGATACGATCATTCCGTTTCATCTTGTTGAGGCTGCCACGCAGCGTGACATTGAGGTTGATGAGAATGCTCACACGATATGGGGTTTGGATGTTGCGCGGTTTGGGACGGATAAGACTGTACTGGCTAAGCGGCAGAGCAATGTGATTACTGAGGTTAATGGCTGGCACGGGTTGGATCTTATGCAGACTGTTGGCCGTGTGAAGGCTGAGTATGATGGGTTGCCGTCCAGCTTGCGGCCTAGAGAGATATTGGTTGACGTTATTGGGATGGGCGGCGGTGTAGTCGATCGGCTGCGTGAGCTGGGTCTGCCTGTTCGTGGGATTAATGTTGCCGAAAGCCCGTCTATGGGTGAGACGTATGTGAATTTGCGAGCTGAGTTGTGGTTTAAGATGCGCGGGTGGTTGGAGCAGAGGGCGTCCAGGTTGCCTAAGAATGAGCAACTTATTGCAGAATTAACGACGATCAGGTATAGTTTCGTCAGTAGTGGCAAAATGAAAGCTGAGAGTAAGGACGAAATGCGTAAACGTGGATTGCCTTCTCCTGACTTTGCTGATGCGGTTTGTTTAACGTTGGCGTCCGATGCGGCGACAGCTATGGGTGGCAGGGTCGTAACGTGGGGTAAGCCGCTGCGACGTGATTTAAAGGGTGTAGCGTAATGGCTAAGAAGCGTAAGTTTTTAGATTTCCTAGATATGATTGACGGCGGCGGCAAAGGCCAGATGGGCGATGAGTTCGAAGGCGGCGGCTTGCTGTCTGCCTTTGCTAACATGGCTGCTTCACCGTATGGCTCCGAGGATGAGACACGCCGCAAGGCTCGGCAGGATTTCTATAGCTCGCAGAACATTGGCGGTGGCCCCCAAGGCGGCGGCGCTCGTGTTATGCGTCCTATGGCTAGACCAGCCGCTCCTGTTTCGTTTGCTGATATGGAGGGGCAGTATTCAACTTCTCCTGCCGCTTCTGTTTCGTTTGCTGATATGGAGGGGCAGTATTCCAGCGCTCCTGCTTCTAGCTATGCCCCAGCCGCGCAAACTGCGCTTGCCCCTATTGATCAGTTCGGCGGTATGCCGCCAGCATTCACAGAAGCCAATTCTTTTGCTACGTTTATTTCCGGACTTGGCCCAGAGGCTCGAAATAATACTCTTGGGGAGCTTCTGGAGGCGCATAGACTTCATATGCAAGGTTATTAAAACTAAAGGAACTAAACCATGAAGACACCAAAGTTTACGCCCCACAAAGGCTGCCCAACACCAGCCGCGTGCAAACGTGAGGGTGTATGCCTTGGCAAGAAATACTCAAAGTAATGTGGACTGCGCTGCTTTTACTTTGCAGCGTTGAGGGTAATTGTTTTGCGTTTGGTAGCCCTATTATGCGCAGCGAGAGCGAGTGCATACAGTCTATACCAGACGGGGTGCAATACG